ATGTTCGTATCTTCCAAGCAATTCATTTTTGACTGTGCGCCACATGTTCTCCAGCTCTTCGTTACGCTCTCTTAACTTAGCTATATCCCCAATAAGCTCGTCACGTTGCTTCTTGTACTCATCACGTTGTTTTCTCATCTTCTTCAACCTAGCTTCCATTACGCCTATTTGGAATCCTGTTTCATAGTTCACTTTCATAACCTCCTCTAAAATAAAGTTAGTTGCTTCTGTTCCTCGTATTCCAAACCATGTTGCTTTATATATGTTTCAAGCTCTTCCGCTGTATCAAATGTCTTTTTCACGCCTTGCCAACCTGGCACGATATGCCCATGAAAGTAATAAGTGCCGTTCACTACATGGATATGTGCCACTCGTTCGTTATCCTGATACAGATATCTCTTAGATCCGAAAAATTGGTTTAAGTATTCTTTACATGCGCTATCGGTTTTAGGCATTTATGCTTCCTGCCATTTCTTAAACATTTGGTTATAAGTATTATCAAACCAGTACGGATCACGTGAATGTTTCTGTGGTACATTAAACAAATGTGGCTTCTTCTTACGTAGTTCAGCCTCTTTACGTCGTTGCCTAGACATTTCACGCTCTTTGCTCTCTCGCTCCATGATTTTGGATAACACAATTTCTTTATATTCAGCTAAGCGCATACCATAAGGTGCATGTAAGGCTTCTAACAACGCCCAGCCACCTCGTACTCTTTTTGCAACCATTCCTGGAGTTAAACCGTTCTTTTTTATCAATTCATTTTCATGTTCGGTAAATTTATATGGTTTACCGTTAATCTTTACGATACTCATTTATTCCACCTCTATACATTTACTTTTTTAATCCAATCCTCTAATTTGTGCGTGTTGTGATTTCTAGTAAATAGTTCACTTACATTAACACCTAGAGCATCTGCCAATTTATCTAATACATTTAAGTTAACCATCTCAGCTTTTCCGTTTTTATATCCACTAATAGTTGATCTTGATACGCCAGTTTCATTGTGCAAATCTTGGACACTTACGTTATCTCTAGCCATGATTACCCTTAAATTAGTTGCGAATACTTCGTTCAACTTCATTTATTCCACCTCTATATATGCATGTCTTATTGTTATGTTGTCATACTTTAGTAATTCGTCCGGATTGTCATCTAAGCGCTTTGCCAGCGTATCTTTTTCTTTATCCACATCATCGTAATGCTGATATTCAACTTCTGTAGGTATTCTTATATCAATCGTTGCGTTTATATATGCTTGTTGTTGCATTAGATCACTTCATTTCTCTTTTTCTTTTACGTCTGACTTTCACTAAGTCCTCATATACCATCCATTCTTGACCTGTGTATTTAGGCGCTTTACATATCCACGTTAAATTCACATCTCTATACTGATATCTGAATATCTTCGCTTTGATGTTGGCAACTTCAGTCGCCTTACCTTTAACGTCTATAACTTCAACCAGTTTCCCTTCCTTCCACAAAGAGAAATCGGCTATATACGTAATCGGTCTTTGTTTCCCGAATTTAGGTTGTAATTCAAATTTCGGTTGTATTTCTATATGATCATAATTAGTGTCACTCATATTACTTTCTAAATATTGGTAATATTCACACTCTACTTTGCTATCAAATACAATTCCTTTGTACTCAACTTTCTTAGCGTTGTATTTACTCATTGTGCCACCTCTAAATATCAAATATCGTTGCTTGTAATCCTAGTTCTTGCTCATATAAAAGCCCGTGAGCGCCTTTGAAGCGTTTCAGGTCACTATCAGTCATAATTTTCTTTTCGTCGCTGAAATGGGCTCCTGTGAGCGAATAAACTTCATTTACGTTGTCTTTATACTTGATGACCTTAATATCTTCCGTGCCATCTTCTCGGTATAAGTAATATTTTTCTTTCGGCATTTTTAACACTCCTTAATATTCGACGATTGCGGGTCTTTCTTCTTTTTCTTTCAACTTATCATCAATAAGTTTTTTAAGTTTCTCTTGGTCTCCGTTTGCAAAATCAATCATCTTTTGAGCATATACATCTCTACAATGTAATATTTCTTTTATATTTTGTTTTGTGATTACCACGCATCTCGCTCCCTGAAATCGTCTCCGATTACTCTTACTTTTCTTGCTCTTTTTTTCATTCTCGAATTTATACGTTGCCAGTTCATATTTTGATTTAGTTCTTTATCACTAAAGTTAGTTGTAAAGATGTTGTTTTTACCTACTCTGTTATCAACAATGCTGAAAAGTTTATTTATAGTGTGTTCTGTGTTTTCTACACCCATATCATCTAGTACAAGTAAATCAATCTCACTAAGTAATTTGACTAGTTCGTCTGTAGTCTCTACTGCATTTTTGTTGTATGTCGCTTTGATACGATCCATCAACATTGGTATATGCATAAAAGCAACTGTATGCCCTTTAGCTTTAACTGCTTTTGCGATAGCGTATGCTAGGTGGCTTTTACCAGTTCCATATGAACCTTGAAATATTAATGATTTTGGTTCTTTTGTAGAGAAACCCTGTACATACTCTATTGCTGATTGTTTAGCGTGTACTTGTTTTTCATTTTGTGGCTTGTAGTTGTTTACTGTTGCATCTCTTAAAGACGGATTAACGTTTGATTGATTGAATATGTTGTTTATCTTCCGTTGCTTGTTTCGCTTATATTCCTCATAGATTTCACATTTGCAACCGTCTTTATACTCGTAACCATCCGGGTGTTTTTTAGTAGGAGCGAACTTATATAAGTCGTATTCACTTCCACATCTCTCACATTTCAATCCTTTTTCGACATGAGTAGGTTGATATTTTTTCAAACTTTCGTTTATCTTTTCACTGAATAGTGGTTTCATAATATCCCCCCTAATCCCAATAACTTTCGTCGTACTTCATACGTTCCAATTGATCTATGCCAGTTGGTTCTGCTTTTTGATTGAGGTATCCCTCAAATTTATTACCAAAAAGTGTTTCTGGTCTAAGGTATTTATCGCTATCCGTGTTTAGCCACTCAGCTGTTTTGATATCAATCACCTTTTTAAAATCCTCCAACCTAAAATCTTGATTCCATCTTGCTTTAATAAAATCTTTTGTTTTAGCTGTATTGTGTTTAAAATGCTTGCCCGCTTTTTTGTTTAAGTAATCGATAATTTCTTTATAGGGTATAGAAGATGCTGTCGGGTTGCCCGACAATATATCTATTCTATTTATATTGTTATTACTTGTATTATTAATACTTGTATTATTCTCTTTGACATTTGCGTCAATAGGGGTATTGACAGAATTATCAATAGGGGTATTGATTTTTGCGTCAATAGGCATTGACGATTGCGTCAAGGGGTACATCTTCCTTTGTTTAACTTCATTACCTTCTTTGATAATTTCGATTTTTAGATAACCAAATTTGATAAGGTTCGAAATTCTACGAGATATAGTTTCTTTAACGACGTTGTATAAAGTTGCAAAGTAACCATTACTTGCTGTGCAGTATCCATACTTATTACTTAAAGACGTTATTTCTGCAAAAAGTAATTTTTCACTATCAGTAAGTCGATTATCATATCTGACATTTGCCGTTATTATTGAGTAGTAACTTGGTTGTTCAGTCATTCTCAGCACCTTCTTTCAGTGCTTTTATTTTGTCCGGTACTTCCCAGTTATTTATGAATTCTTTAAGTTCATCTGTCATAGGTACGTCATTAAGGATTACGTCTGAACCATGTAAATAAAAATTAATTTTATTAAACATGAGAGCAGTCTCATAAATATTTTTTGACCATCCAATATGATATGTCTTTCTTTTATAAGTTATTTGCGCTACATAACCACTTTGAGTTAAATAGACTCCTTTGAACTTACTTTTTCCTCTTCTACGACGTTTTTGGTCTTTGTAAGTTTTGTATTCATATTCAAATATAGAGTCATTTTGATTTTTATGATTCTTATAACCTTGTCCGTCCCAATATTTATCTACTGCGCTGTTGTATGCTTTAGCTGCCTCCCATTCATCAACAAAACTACCTAAATATTTAGATTTGCTATCAATTTTTATTACAGCAGACCATTTTTTTGTTTTTCGATTTAAATAAACACCTTTATAGATACTCGAAGTATTTCTTGTAGGCCTTGCCCATCGTTGTTGATAACCAATTGAAGTGATGTTGTTTTTGGTAAAATCATTATTTTTTATTTTTTGAAAACCATTTTCTAATACAAATCCACTCAAGCTAACGTTGAGTGGATTTGTGTGAATTCTTCTAACGTTATCTACATAAGATTTTGTCCAAATATATTGATTAACCCTCTCATAATCTTCATCATCAACAAAAATTTCTTCTCCATCTTGTAAAAATATCGATTTAACCATTATTCTCCTCCTTTCAGCATTTTGTTGAGCCTCTCATCAACTTTTAGCCATGAGTCATGCAAGTGATATTTATCATCAAACGACTTAACGCCAATCGCATGTTGCTCGTTGTGATGTTCGCGACATAACGCTAATACATGTTTGTCATAGTGGTTCATTTTGTTTCTGTTCATGCCTCTGCCGACTGCTTCATAATGTGCCAGGTCTGCGTGAGGCTTTCCGCATATTACACAGTTGCGGTTGACAGTTGACCAGTATAAGAACGATTTATCTTGTTTCAGCAAGTCGCTTGTTTTGTAGCTAAGTGGTATGTCATTGTAGAACGTCCAGTCAAGCGTTGCTTCAATGATTTGACTTGCTTGTGTTCTCGTACAATTACTTAGTGAAATACGTTCATCATAGCCGTAGTAAGTCCTTACATACTCGATGAACATATGTCGCATATAGTCCATTGGTTGACCTGTATATTCTTCTATGTCTTTGACAAGCGCGAATATTTTTCGTCGTTGCTTGCCGGTAATTTGAAACGGATCTATGACGCTTACATCGACTTCCACATCAAATCCGTTATCAAGTAGTAATGTTTCTTTATTGCCTAATTCAACACCCGAGATGACAACTGTTGTTGTACCGTCATCTTGAGTGATATAACTAGTAATTATTGGCATCTAATCATTCCAATCAGAACGGTAAGTCATCATCAGTAATCGCAGTGGTATTATCAAAAGGATTATTACCAGTTTGAGTTTGTCTTTGTTGATGATAATTGTTGTTTGGTTGTTGGTTGCTATTCTTCGGTTCTAAGAATTGAACACTGTCCGCTGCTACTTCTGTAACAAACACACGTTGCCCGTCTTTGTTTTCATAACTGCGTGATTGTAAACGTCCATCAACGCCAGCCAATGACCCTTTGGATAAATAATTATTTACATTTTCTGCTTGTTTTCTAAAAGTTACACAGTTAATAAAGTCTGCCTCACGTTCTCCTTGAGCGTTAGTAAATGTTCTGTTAACTGCGATAGTGAAAGTGGTAACACTCACACCATTTGGCGTTGTTCTATATTCTGGATCTTTTGTTAAGCGTCCTACTAATACTGTTCTGTTTAACATTATTGTTTCTCCTCACTATCCAATTGTTTTAATCCCGCATCTAATTTTTGGTGTGCTTCTGCGATTTGTTTTTGACTTAATTTATTAATGTTAGATATTTTTAGCCATCTCATCGTTTTATCGATAGTTGCATCTCGCCCTTTTTCTTGAGATAAGTTCACGAACTGATTGATACGCTCTTCTAATTCTGTAATATCGTTGTCACTTGCACTTGGTAGTTCCTCGCCGTTGTAGATATATAAGCCTAAACCGTGTAAAGCCGAAGCTTTTACAAAACATCGTTTTTGCGCTTTGTTAATATCGAAAGTTGTTGCACTACCTTTAGCAAGCGGTTTATTTCTAAAGTCCAATACTGGAAGCCACTCAGTCTCTGTACTATCTTTCACAGTCACAGATACCTGTACAAAATAGCCTTCTGGTGTAGCCAAATAAGGTACAAAATAATTTTCTGTGTTAATATCTGGATGTGGAAACTCGTGTACTTTTACTGTGTAGTTTGGGTCAATCTTTTTCAGCTCTTGGTGTGCATATGACCATGCTAGATAAGTTAATCCATTTTTTTGTTCTGTATGATCATTCACGTTTTTACTGTTCAACTGTTCAAATAATGTTTGTTCAGTCATGTTCTACCTCCTCGTACTCAATAGTTTCTGTCACTGTTTTCTTGATTGCTTTGTGATAATCCATATTGATACTCGCTTCTTCCATACCGTTAAACTCCCTAGCTCTATTTCTATTTGTGGAGTAACTAACATCTGAATTGTTATCAGTTGGTTTGTTAGTTATATAAATTGGCATATCCCTATGACGGATGATATAAGTTACAGTCTGATTCATAGCGACCTCCTACCATCTCATGACTAAGTTAATTAGTCTGTCCTGTTCGTCTGTGTTCTCTTCAATCCATTCATCTATTGCTTGGTTGAATAAGTCTGATGCCATATCTAAGTCATTCTCATCTACGACATAAGCATGTTTAATTGGTACGTTGTTCATATCTTTAACTTGTATTGATATGCCCATATGACCTTTTAAAATGAATAGCTTAAAATCGAATCCGTTAACATGAATATTTTTGCGTATGATTTCGCCTATTTCGTAATACATCTTGACTTCCTCCGTTTTTCGTTTTATATTGAACATGAATTTTTTCTTAAGTGTTTTGTTTGATACTGTTACTTGTTGGCGCAAGTAGCAGTTTTTTTATTCTTCATAAAAGTATTCTTTATAAAATATGAATGTTGCGATACTTGCGAATCCCGCAATTGACCACGCTGTAGTGAAGTATAGAAACGGCATGAGTACAATCGCTAAGACTGTGAAGCATAATACTGCTAATAGATAGCTTTTATAAATGTTACTCATTTTCTTTTTTCAACGCCTCCATTATTCTCTCGTCTGACAAGCCGTGATAAGGGAATTTTTCTCTAGCTAATTGGACTGGTATTCTGCCTCGAATCGCAATGTAACCTTCGTCTTCAAGCTCTTTATTCAGTTCTCTTATTATTTGTCCTGCTTTGGATTTAGAAACAGATAAAATTACTGCAAGTTCTTTAGCTTGCAAACTATTTTTTATCATATCTATTCCTCCTTTTTATTTTTGTGTTGTGTATAATTTAGTTATCTCCTAGTGAAAGGAGGTGATAAGTATGGAATTTAATGATTTTCAAAATTTCTTTGGTGAACTTAGTAATCAAGCCGAAAAAGAATTCGGTGGTGACAGTGACTTTTTTAGAGATAGAATAAATAAGTTGAAAGAAGATGCTCCTGAAAACGTATCTTACGAAATTATTTATTCAATAGCTTTATACGAAAGCTTAAAAGCTCAACAAGATATGAAAATTTTGAATACAGTTAAATATCTTTTAGATCGTGACTAGCAATATCCAACAATGATTTGCTCTGAGCATTATTAATTTTTGGATAATCAAAATTTCTAAGTTTAAATCTTGTGTTTTTCTCAATCTTTACAACCTTCCACGTCACAACTGCCATTGTGATGAGGAGGGTTGTTTTGTATAGTGTGTTCATTGATAATTCCTCCTATTAAGATTTTTATTTTTCTCCTAAAAACTTATTAACAAAGTATTGTTGTCCTTTGCCTGTTACTTTTGGCGTCTTACTAATTGATGTGTGACCGTCCGAATGTGTAATTGATGTTTCTTTAATTTCGAATAACTCACGTTCCATTGAATACTGTGTAGGCATGTTGTAATCCACACCCTTGCGTTTAATAAGGAATCCGTTTTGACGTAACCACTCAAACAATCTGCGTTGCCCGATGTTTACACCGTTTTGTTTAATGATCTTCGCTAACTCTCCAACTAAAATTGATGTCTTAGTAGTAGCTACTGCGTCCGCAAATACAATCTTTGGTTTGTCGCGTTCAATCTTTGTTTCTAATTGATTGATTGTGTTGTTAGCAATTTTTAAAGCACGTTGCATAATCATTTCTGGGCTATTCCAAGCTTTTTCAACTTGGATGAAATACTCTCTAAAATCAAAACCCTTTTCTGTACCTGACATCATCGCAACATGTTTAGCTACATCAAGTGTTAAAGCATAATCTTCTAGTTGTCTTACAGCTCCGTTATTAACAACCGTACTTGTAAGTACACTTGTAAAATCTCTGTTTTCTTTAAAATGCTTTAAGTTAATTTCTGCCCAAGCGCTAAAACGTTTTTTGACTTCCAAAGCCTTGTATAACTCTCTTGCACTGATTGCGATTTCTCCATTTTCTTTTTCTTGTATGTTGAACATTTCGCCGATGTTCGATTTTGTTTGTAATGCTTGCATTTTATTTCTCCTTTACATTAGCGATATCAACTTGTAGTGCATCGCATATTTTTTTTACTGTGAGGAAACCGGGGTTTTTAACCTCTGTTTCGATAGATCGAATTGTCGAGTTTTGTAATTCCGTTAGCTTCGCTAGTTGATAGCGTGTTATCCCCTTTTCTTCTCTCAATTCTTTTAAGTTCAGCATCTTACCACTCCTTATTGTCCATAACGATATTTCGTTATATAATTAATCCAACCCCACTACATTGGGAGGTGATTTCCTTGCTTATGCCAGGTTTTAAATCATCCTGTGGTTTTATAGGTTAGTAAGTCTAAATTAGAACATCGTTTGTTGTGTTCCACAGTCAACCAAGAGACGTTAACTAGGGTATGCGTACTAGAAGGTAGTAACTTTTAGGACGCTAGACTTTGACGGAAAACCTAAGCACCATACAGGGCTGGGGACGATACCAGCAAAAATTGTGCTGTTAGTCGTAGTAATTAGAACCGAACAAAATTTCCGTAACACATACCTTCTACGACAAGGTGTGTGTTTTTTTATTGGAAACAAAATGTTTGTAATGCTTGCATAATATTTATGCTCCTTTCATGTATAATGTTGTTATCAAATATTTAAGGTGGTTATTCTTATGGAATTCATACAATCTACTTTGTTTTCAAACGTTGTAGCTTTTCTAGCTTTAGGTCTATCTGCATACTCAATTTTTTATACTCGTTCTCAAAATAAGTTCAGTTTTGTTATTAGCGATCTTAATTTCTACTATGAAAATAATTTTGTAGAATTAAATTTTGTCGTCGCTAATGACTCGTCTAGAACTCATACTTTAGAAGAATTAATATTTTTAGATAAAAACAAAAATGTTTTAACACCTATTAACGTAGTATTGGAATCTGATGAATATTCATCTCTCGGTATATATAATCCAAGTTATTTGCATGCTCCAATCGATAAACAATTAGATAAACCAGAAGTTATGATAGCTAATTCGTCATCAGAGTTTTTATATAAATTCGAATTAGAACCTGCGTTTATAAAGATTGTTTCTAATCAACGAATAAACAAACTTAAAAAGTATAAGTTAATCTCTACCGATTCTTACGAGCATAATTAATATCGCTAAATTCATGAAAAAGTGAATTGCTAGTAGTGTGTTGGTCAGCATCATTTTGTATCTTCCTTTCGTGATTTTTGAATAACTTTTATTCAAATTGTTACTTCATAATCTTTTGTTGAGTAATAATATTTTTAATAACCTCAACATCTTGGTCGTCGAGTTGTAGCTCGGCGGCTTTTTTACTAAATTGTCCGTCAATAATTCTGTTGATTTCGTGCCACTGTGCGGGTGTGAATTGCTTTCTAAATTCTAAAAATTGTTTGATTGTTTGTTCCATTTGTTGTTCCTCCTTAAGTTAAAACTTTCTTTTTGCGTAAGTCTTCGTTAAAAAAAATATCTCTTCCTTCTTGAGGTGTCAATTCTAACGCAAAATAAATACCATTTATTACCGGGTAGGATGGTTTTGTTCTCCCGTGTATCATGTTAGATAAAGTATCTCTATTGACACCAATTTCTTCAGAAAGGGTTTTGATGTTATGTTCTTTCAAAGCCATTTTAGATTTCAAAAGTTTAGTATCTATAGGCATTTCTTTTCACCACCTTTCGCATTACGTAAGTAATCTTATCATGATGTTACAAAAGAGGTCAAGCATTTTACGAAAGTTTTTTAGAAAAATATTGCAAATGCCGAAAGTTTTCCTTATAATAGAACTATCAAGTAAAAGGAGCTGTATTACGATGTGCTTTTCAAAAAGAATGAAACAATCAAGAGAAAAACAAGGTATGACTTTGGCCGAACTAGGAAGAAAAATTGGTAAAACTGAAGCTACTGTACAACGTTATGAAAGCGGAAATATCAAAAATCTAAAAAACGATACTATAGAAAGTATAGCTACTGCATTAAATGTTAATCCTGCGTATTTAATGGGGTGGGTTGAAGAAAACGATGATGAAGTACAACATCGTGCAGCTCATCTTGAAGGAGAATTGACAGATGACGAATGGCAAAGAGTTTTAGATTATGCAGATTATATAAGAAGCAAACGTAAGTAAAGGATGTATCAGATGGGATTATATGAAGAAACTTTAATACAACATGATTATATTGAAATAAGAGAGGCTGATGTGCTTCCAGATAATTTAGACGGGGTATGGTTAGGAGATTTAATTTTGATAAAGCGTGGTTTATCAGATAGAGAAAAGGCAGGGATTCTCTTTGAAGAATTAGCACATAATAAACTTACATACGGTGATATAGCCGATTACTCGAAATTCAACAATCGCAAGTTCGAAAATTACGCACGTAGACACGGCTTTATCTCAGCTGTTCCATTACGCGAAATTGTAGAAGCTTATAATTATGGCGTACGTAACTTGTATGAATTGTCTGAGTATCTACAATTAAGCGAAGAATACATATTAGAAGCAATAGAACAATATAAAAAGATATATGGTATTGGAACTCACTATGGCGAGTATTCGATCACATTTGAGCCGTTGAGAGTTTTTAAATATAAGGAAATATAAACAAAGGAGAGATACATATGAAAAAAGTAATCGGACTGCTACTAGTAAGTACATTAGCTTTAACAGCTTGTGGTGAAAAAGAAAAACCAAAAAAAGAAGAAAATAAAAAGTCACAAACACAAAAACACAAAGATAGCAAACCAAAAACGCAACAAGAAAAAATGAAAAAAGTTGAAGATAAAAATCCACCTAATAATAGCATACAAAATAATTCAAACAATCAAAACCAATCACAAAACAATCAACTTAATAATAATTCAGATCCATCTAATAATACTCCTGCAAATATAAATAAAAACGATTCACAAAATACTAATTTAAATGATGAGTATGTCGTTTCGCCTGGCTGGACTAAAGATGAACAGGCTAAAGCTTTTGAAGAGTACAAAAAAGGAAAAGAAGACGAAGCAAGAGCTGGTGCTAGCGCAGTACCAGGAGCCAATATTAACTAATAAAACAATATAAGAAAGAAGAGCTAATATGGAAACAAATAAAACAATCGATTTAATGAATTATGTGGAATTTCCAAAAAGATACACAGAGGCAAAAGGCAAATTAGTTGCACAACCAATAACTACTATAAATAGCGCAAGAAGAGTTGAAAATGAAGATATGACTGTTTGCTACATTTTAGATCAGGATGATGATGTAATGGACTTTATCTTTGACAGAGATATAATTACTGTTTACTGTCCTGGAAACGGAACTGCGACTGATGAATATTTTTGTGAAATTATATTTAACTCAGATGACACATTTACCCTAAAGCGATTATCTAATTACGTTACCATTAAAGATAGAAGCTACCCAATGTCAAAAATAAATGACGTAAACATTACGGGCAAAGTCGTCAGATTATTTAGAGATTTTAAATAAACTTGGCTTTAATTACGATTAAAAGTACCTATATAGCGTGACGAGAAAAAGGATTAAAAAAAATTCAAAAACGCCTACTAGTGTAGACGTTGAATGGTGGTGAGAACGTGAGCGAGAATAAAGGAGAAATTAGAAATGGCGAGTCCGGAAGTGATCAAAAATTAACTAGCGGTCAAGTTGAAAGTTTAATCCAAGAACCTAAGAAGAAATAATTAATTTTTTCTTATCGATATATAGATATTCTAATTTAACTTTGTTTTCAAAATCTAAATATGAATCATTGTATTCAGACAATGTTTTGAAGGCTTCGTAATTAGCATTAAATCTAGTATCAAGTAATATATTTCGATTGTGTTTTCTTGAATAGTTATCAAGGAATCCTTTTTCAATTATGTTACCTTCGAAATCTTTTACAGTTATGAACATTTTATATTTATTATCTTCATACTTTAATAGATGTACAGGTAGCGTTTCAACTTTTTTTAAATTATTACTTTTACGGTTATGATTACTAAAAATATTGTATATTTCTATAATTTTTGTATACACGAATTCTGTTAATATGATGATTATTAATATACTTACTATTAGTGCAGACAATGTTTTTGTAAAAGTTAATTTTTGAAATAGCTGATTTACGTTGTTTTGTCCTGAAAACAGACTAAGAGTTAATAAAAAAATAAAAACAGAAACTACAGAAAAGAAAGCGAGAATAACTTTCTTATTATCACTATTGAAATACACCAAATTCTTATTGGATAGAGCATAGTAAGTATAAAATCCTGGTATCCCAGTTGTTATTATCAATAGTAAAATTTGCAAAATATCACCTACTTTTTATTTTATTATATCACATTTAGTACCTAGTACTAAATATCGGGTAGCCCGCCTACCCTTATTATTTTTTGCCAATTTTGAGGAGGGATGTAAAATGTGGTTTGAAAAATTTAAAAATAAGAACAATGAAACGAAGTATAGATACTACGAGAAATACAAAGATCCGTATACAGATAAATGGAAACGTGTAAGTGTTGTCTTGAATAAGAATACAAAACAATCTCAAAAAGAAGCAATGTTTCGTTTAGAAGAAAAAATAAAAGAAAAACTGAACAACAAGTCGTCAAGCGAATTAAAAACTTTGACTTTTCACGCGCTATTAGATGAATGGCTTGAATATCATATAAAAACATCAGGTTCAAAGTTGACTACTCTTAATAATATAAAAATAAGAATTAGAAACATTAAACGATACAGCTCTGAGAACTTGCTTTTAAACAAACTAGATACAAAATATATGCAGATATTTATTAATAAATTATCAGATATCTATTCTCAAAATCAAGTAACCCGTCAACTCGGAGATATGAAAGGAGCTATTAAATATGCAGTTAAATTTTACAATTATCCAAATGAATATTTGTTAACTAATGTCAAAATTCCTAAAAGAAGAAAAACAATAGAGGATATCGAAAAAGATGAATCTAAAATGTACAACTATTTAGAAATGAACCAAGTCCTACAGATACGTGATCATATACTAAATGATAATAAGTTACACAAGCGAAATCGCATTTTAATTGCCAGCATCTTAGAAGTACAGGCTTTAACTGGTATGCGCATAGGAGAACTACAAGCACTGCAGGAAAAAGATATAGATTTATTAAACAAAACTATTAATATAACAGGTACAATTCACCGCATTAAATACGAGGAAGGATTCGGATACAAAGACACTACAAAGACTATAAGTTCAAAAAGAAGTATCAGCATCAATTCTAGAACCGTAGAAATTTTTAAAAAGATAATACTGGAAAACAAAATGTTGAAAAGATGGAATTCGAGCTATGTTGACAGAGGGTTCATATTCACAACAAAAAAAGGGAATCCTTTATGTAATAATCAAATCGCCGGTGTGCTTAAGAAAACTACAAAAGCTTTAAATATGAATAAGAAAGTTACCACGCACACATTTAGACATACACACATAACTTTATTAGTAGAAATGAATGTTTCTTTAAAAGCAATTATGAAAAGGGTAGGACATGTAGATGAAAAAACAACCATTCGCATATATACTCATGTAACTGAAAAAATGGATAGAGAACTAACTCAAAAACTCGAAAACATTCCAAGTTAGCTTAAATCTGCCCTTTTTTTGCCCTTATATTTTTTACAAGCTTTATAAAACGCTTGAGAACACTGGCGTTAAAGCTTTTCTTGAAATAAACATATCATCATAATGAGATGGTTCAAAAATTTGATTAACAATTAATGGCTTCATATTTCTAACAATGTCATCTAAGTGATTTTCTAAAATTGGTGAAGCTGTTTTTAAGTTATTTAAAAATTCATCTAAATTTTTAAGTTTACTTTTTAAAACTTCAAGGTTTTTATCAATTTCGTCGACATTTATTCCCATAGCCTTTATCTTTATTTTCATTGTTACTTTGTATATTAAACTGCTTATTTCATAAATATGTCTCACAGCTGTTTCTACCGAATGTATAACTTCAAGAATGTAGTTTAATACTGGTTCAAAATAATTATTGTAAGCTTCTTGAACATAATCACTAATTTTGTTAACTGCATTATCAATATGGTTTTTTAAAATTGTCATTTTTCTAGTTAAATAATTAGAAGATTGTACTTGACCCGAAATCATATGTTCACCGCTATAATTAATAGATAAGTTTCCATCCATTACCGTTGCATCTTGATGAGACATTATATTTTTAATATCGGTTATCTGCTCTCCATATACATCATTTTGTTTTTTTACAAAATTTATATTATTATTCACAACATTTAAATGCTTCATCATTTCCTCTGTCACGCCATCTTCAAAATCATGATCTAAATTTTTAAACATTTCTTTAATTACGTTATCCAATGAATCATGTAAACTTTCTATGCCACGTTGTAATTTTTTATCTAAATCTTCAAGCATTTCTTCAATAGTATTTAATTCAAAAATAAGGACTGCAACTGATGAAAATATGAAAGCAATTCCAACAAGATTTTTTTTGACATTATCAATTGCGCTAAATGCATCCTTTTTCAAAGAAGTTAATTCTCTACTCATTCCTTCAAGGATATCAACTTCGACAATCTTTTTAAAATCTTGTTTAAGTTTATGTTTTCTTTCTCCAAAATTAGCATTTTCAACCTGTGAAATATTATAGCTCTCATTCAAATAATTTACACAATCGGTTAACATATTACTTGTTTCACCAGTTACCAAATTACTTAATGCACTAAGATTTTCTAGATTTAATTTTATAGGAGTCCCTTTACCCGTTCTCGCTATTGAATCTCCTGTCCACACATTAATTGGAATTCTATCATCCATATTTATATCGATTTCAATAGTTTTTTGACTTTTTTACCATTTTTAATCATAGTATCTTTAACTGATTTAATTTTATAAACTGCTAAATCCTTATAAGTATTATATCTTGGATTTAATTTTCTTTTATAACCTAAATGACTATTTACTAATCCATCCATCGTTGGCACACCAGTTTCTAAATTCACTCGTTTTCCTAGTGTCGGAGTGGCAAATGGATCCTGCAGCCAAGATAAAATATCAAACTTACTATGATAATTAATCATATTTTCAAAGTTTTGAGATTTGAAATTTTCTCATATTGACTTTGGTAACATGGCAGGGTTTGTAGAAACTATATTTTTATTCGGGTTAATCATCCCTTGGTGGTTAGCACTTGCTCCCCCTTGAGAATTGCCTCCATCAGACTTAATAGTTTTGTTTTTATACGTAGACGGATTTTTCTTATATTTCCTTAAAAAATCAGAGCTTTTAAGTGTATCTGCATCTTTTAGTTTCTGTTCATACGATTTAATATAAGCATTATTTTGTTCTAATAAAGAAGTTGACTTATTTTTATCATTCATTAACTTTATATTTTCAATCCAATCATCAGCAACCTTCCCACGAAAAGGATTGTTGCTTCCGATACTCTTATTATTATTTGTACCTTGGAAGATAATAGCTTGTTGTCCTGTTAATTCATTATTGCTATTTACCAATTCAAAAACTTTTGCATCTGTACCACCAAAACTTTTAGAATTAGGATTGTCTGAATAATCTTCAATTAGTCTATATTTATTATTATTTACTCTAATTACATATCTTTTGTCCAAATCTTGATATGCCCAGTATCCACTTAATTCTGCTAAATCTCTATCATTAATTTTTTTCAT